CCACCCCCCGAATACGCTTAACGGAACAGGAACCGCGCCTGTCGGACTAATCGCCATGAATTACTGCCCCAGAGGGAACCACGCCCGGAATTTGACCGTAGTGGTCGCGAACGCCGAACCGTAAGCACCAGCGGGGAACTGCGCCGCCGCGCCGCCCGTTCCTGTGAAGGTCGAGGTAATCGTGGGAGCCTGAACGCCAGTGATACCCGTTGCGCCGGCAATCTCAGTGAGTGCTCCGCCCGTAACATAAACGGGAGCTGCCGTGGAAGCGTTGGCGACGGTTGTGATGGTTGGTGCGGTCGATGTTGATGCGACCGTTCCCGTCCCGGCACCGGGGCGAAAAATCTGAATCTTGCCATTCGCCTGTGTCGTCCCCTTTGCAAAAACAAACGTCGCTCCAGTAGCCGTCTGCGATGCCGCCAGAGGCTCCTCATAAAGTTCCACGCGGTTTGGAGCCGATCGGGATTGAATCTTGTTCGTGCCAGCGAAGGACAACGTATCGCCGCCTGTCACGTAGCTGCCGGAGAAAGTAATGACACCCGAAACGAATTCCTCGCGGTCGGTCACATCGGGTACGCCTTGCAGATTGTCGAATGTTAGTGCGGTTGCCATGTTTTCTCCTTTAGAAAACTCCGTAAGCTCGGCGGCCAGAAAAGCTCCGCCGTGAAACTGGTCTGCGCTGCTTCATTGCTACTTCGCGGTTGAAAAGATTTCGGCACGCCTTTTCTGCTTTAGCGATGAACGAATCCTTATCAACATCGTCGCGGCCTTCCGCTGCCTCTGCACAAAAATACCATGCCAATGGATTGAGCGCCCGCATAACAGGAACTGGCTGCGCGCCGATGACTGTGCCATCCTGATTGGCCGCGAAGTCGGGAAGATACGCCGCATATTCCATCCTCAAATCCATCGAGTACAGCGACCCCGGCATATAGAGTGTGTCATTCTCCCAATACCAGAAAGCGTTATACGGCCCCTTACGAGCGAAGGGTAGCTGCTCTGCCGCTTGGGTCATGGGAGCCGCATCGAACTGCGATGCTGTTCCTGTTTGCCGCTCCCAGATCTTCAACGGAAGAATCATGTCCTGCGGGAGAACCGGGCTTTGCGGCGGCGTCCAGTAGCTCTGCCCATCAAAGAAGTTGCTCCATGTCAGTGCCGTCCATGATGCTGGGTCAAGATTCGCCACAACGGGAAGCGCCGTTAGAAGCAAAGGCTTCTTGAAGCGGCAACTGCCCATGTTGGCGAGATATTCCTGAAAGTTCCGCCACGCCGCAATCACCATCGTCTGCGAAAACGGCTGCTCGTCCGTGAGGATGTCACCCCCAACAGATTCGATTGCGTCCCCCATCCTCACGCGCCCAAGATTCATCACGCTTTCCAGCGAGTCATAGGGCGCGGTCAGTGGCGGCGGCAGCGGCGATTGATTTTCCTACTTTCCTTTCGGCTGTGTTGCGGAACGAATGTTGTCCTGCTCAATCATCCAAGCTGTGTAGAGGTCGGCGTTGATGATGCCTTTGCAGCCCTTGCAGATAGCAACATCGGGGTCATTGACCTCGCCACAACCCTTGCACTTGGTACGCCCCTGCGGAGCCGCCTGAGTCATCCACGGCGAGTCTACGGCGTTATCGCGGCCAAGAACACGAGCGGCCACAAAATGCACCTTTGGGCGAACAATCTGCGAGAACGCCTTGCGGTCGGTCTGGTAGATGTCCGCAATCTGCCGCACTACCTGCTCACAGTAAGCCTTGAGCTTCGCGTGAGCTTCTTCCAACTCTTGCGCGGTTGGTTTCTCGCCCTCAGCCACAAACACGCCCTGATGCGTCAGTGCGTTCGACGGAGACTGCCCACGGCCAAGCCCAATCATCGACTTGGCAAAATCTTTGCCGCGCTCCTGAAGGCGGCGGTACTCATCCTCGGACTGAGGATACAGTTCGTCCATGATGTAGCTGATGGGTGGAACATCGTTGCCGTGGGCATCGCGCACCAAAAGCTCTACGTAGGGGGTTCCTTCTGGACACGCTGGAATCAGGAATGAGCCAGTCGAGCCAGTGTTAACCAGCATCGGCCACGGCCCCACGTTGAAGACGTGAACCTTCTTCTTCTTTAACTCCTCAATCTCAGGCAGAACAGGCGGAATAGCACGGCCACGCGCCACAGCCAACTTGCGCTCGATATGTTCGTCTGCGATGGTTCTCATTCCTGAATGATTAGCGACTGGCATAGTGAAGTTTCTCCGGGCGAATCTGTGTTGCGCCACGAATCGGCAAACCAAGTTCATTCGCCGTCTTCGGGGTTGGTGCTGATTTTGTTGCTTTGGGCCGTCCGCCAATGTTCGCAGCGCGAATCCCAGCGACGGGCATTAAATCCTTGATTTTGTCGAAGCGTTTCTGCTGCTGGTCTTTCTCTTCAGCCTCACGTGTTGCGCGGATGGCTCTCGCGTTGGCAATCGGGTCATTCGTCTTGGCCTTCTTTACCAGAGCGATGATGGTGTCGATTCCACCGTCTCCCGGTTGCGAGAACTCAAACGTGTGGCACTGAAAATAGACACCACGCGAAGGATAAGGGCCAGTCAAAAGCAATCCATTGTAAGGGTCGCGGAATTTGAGGTTGTACTCCTCCTCGGTCATCAGCGTATGGTCAAACGCCGAAATCCACTTCTCCATAATCCATTTGCTGCCGATGTGCCGATAAGCCGGACGCGCTCGATAGCCAATGAATCCATCTGCAAACTCACCCCCGCAAAGCATTTGCACGGAAGGCGCAAACACGATGCGGAAGAGAGGTTCGTCGTAGGGATTGGAGCCTCCGACCCGTTTCATTGTTTCAGGGGTGGGGTATCCGAGCCAGTGTGTCGGCTCAGATACCACCCCATCGACTTGGATGAGTCCACTCACTATGCCTGTCCGAGAATTCCTGACGGGATAGCAATGCCGCTTGCAAAGGCATTTTCGCGGGTCTGCACCATTCCCAGATTAAGCTCGCTTATCATGTAGAAAACGACTGCCGATGCCTGACCGCCGCTTGCGCCAATCACGCCGAACAGAGTCTGACCTGCGACATCGTAGAAATCGTCGGCTTTGGTCTGAATCTGGAAAGCGTTCTTGAGTGCGAGGAAGTCAATGTAACCCGGCAGCGCACGAGGGTTGGGAAGGAATTCCCGTCCGCCGATAGTGCTGGGCGTTTTGCGCTTCAGCATGTCCACAGATTCATCGCCCTTGAGCATTGCCATGTCGATGTGCTGCACGAGAAGCGCGTTCTGCTCCCATGCGGCAAGCTCAGACGGGGTAGCGTGAGCCACCAAGTCTTCATCTTCCACGTCCATGCCCTTCGAGAATTCCATCTGGGTCTGGAGAGCGCGAACGATCTGCGGAGTGAGAGCGCCGTTTACGGCAACGGAAGGAGTGTTGTACTTGCCCGGCCACGCGGAACGCTGTACGCCCATCCAGTTGCCTGTGTTCGTGCCAACCTGATAGTAGCGCAGACCGAACATGCCGGAATTGGCCTGACCCGATGAGCCGGATACAAGCAGCTTCATGCCGGCAGTGATGACGCCAGTAGTAACACCGTTCGCAAGCCAGATGGTATTGGAGAGGATGTCCGAGTCCTGCACGGTGATGGTGGCAACGAACGTGCCGCCAACCGCCGTCCAAACGTCAACGTCCTGATCGTCAAGGAAGAAGTTGGCGTTGTTGACCACGATGCCAACCGTGTTGCCGCCCTCTGCGACGAGTGAAACAACGGTGTCGAGGGTGTTGGAGCCGTCGCCCTGAAGCGTAATGTCGAGGAAGTCGGCAAACAGCTTCGGCGCAATCGAGCGGGTGAGTGTGGCAAAGTTCTCAATCGCCTTCTCGTCCGAATCGGTTGCATACTCAGCCTGACGGGTGTAGCTGAAGGCGTGAATAAAGCAGGTTGTGGTCAGTTGGCCGGGAACCTGAGTCGGGCCAGAACCGATGCCCATGTCCGCGCCGTTCATGTTGCCTACACGCGGCTTGCCGCCACGGGAAGGCATCGTCGGGATGCGGCACGGACGGTCTGATACGGGCTTGACCGACGTATTCTTCTGGATGCGCTTGCGGAGGACGGATGCGGAAAGCGAAAGGTCTTCGAGTTCCGGGCGGACGTACTCTTGCTCGGAAGCGAGAGCTTGCATGGAGTTAGCGATGCCCATAAGGAAACCTCAGTTTCAAGATTCATCCTCATGGCGTACCCTTTTGGGGTCGAACGTCATGCAAGAAGCACTGCGGCGAATTGTGGCTTACTCCGTCAATCTTTAGGAACTGACTTCAGCCGTTCGCTTTGCAACTGTTACGCGAAATACTATCACGAGCCTACTTTGGACTCCAAGTGACAGGGTTTTTACGCCCCACAATGTACGCCTGACGCTTCACCAACATGTGCTGTGGAGTCCGCGCAAGGTCAACCTTCAACCCCTGAGCCTGTGGCGCTCCGGCGATGCGCTCAAACTTCACTGCGCCCTCTTCGGCGGGGAGTTTGGTCGCTGCGGGTTTGGTTACAGTAGTGGGCGCTGGCTTGCCCTTCCGCGCCGCCAGAACATCGCCCACAATCCGTTTGGCCGCGCCCTGAATGATCTTCTTGTGCTCCGATTGAACCCGCTGGATGTACGCGGCCTTGTTATTGGCCTTCAGATACGCCTTTAGCGCGTTCTGGTAGGGGGTGTTGATGGCAACCCGTGCGTTGATCTCTTCGCGGAAGGCGGTGCGTACTTTTCCAATCTCATCCGCCGTCAGCTTGGCGTTGCCGAGAACTTTCTGCGCCTCAGTGACCATCAAACTCTGCGAAGTTGGAGCGATGGTGGCGTTCCACTCGATATCGCGGAGACGGGTTGCAGCATCTTCCTGATTCGGCTGCTGAGTCTGTGTCGCTTCTGGCTTTTTCACGTCCGGCGTAGCAAGAGGCTTATTTGCCATCGTTGTAATGCCTTCAAACGCGCGCTTAATAGCCGAATATCCCTCAATCAACTGCTGTACGGAGGGGTCGTCGGACTTTTGCGGGATGATGCGGTCAAGTAGTTTGAATTGCAGCGGCAAATCTTGGTCTTGGAAGTATCCGACCACAGCTTTTGCCACAATCGAGGAGTAACCATCTGGGTTCAACTCTGCGAATTTGTTGATGGCCTCTGGTACAAGACGCTGGAAGGCTTCGGGATTGGCTTCAATCATGCGCCCGATAATTTTGGGGTCGCCTTGCTGAAATTCGTTGTCAAATTCGCGCCAGAACGTGCGTTCTTGCACTGTTTCTTCAATGACTTGCTCAATCGGCACGGCGTCGGGAGTCTCGGAGTCCGCAGACAGCCGTTTTACTGACTCAAGAACGGCGTCTATGCCTTTTAGCCCTTCGGGATGACGCTTGCTTACCTCTGTGGAGTCGTAGATGGCCTTACGGACTTGTGCGACAGTCTTCTTATCGGTTGTGGACAACGATTGCTGAATAGCTTTCCAAAGCGGAGCGCCGGAAAGAGCCTCGCCGCCGTCAGTTTCGGTTCCTTCGATGGGTTCAGCGCCCTCAACAGGCTCCGCGCCTTCTACCGGCTCGATTACTTCTTCAATGGGGGCGTCTACGATTGCTTCTTCTGGCATTTCATTCTCCCTTTAGAGGATTCAAACTGTTGCTGTTCCCGGCGTACCGGGTGCTGCGGCGTTCTTTGCTACTCCGGGCTGCGCTTCTGGCGCGGCTTCGATAATTCCAGCTTGCTTATTCATCTGCTGTCTAGCGGCTGGGTCTTCATCTTTGAAATTGATGCTCTCACTCGGCGGCTTCATCTGCTGCATCGCTGCTGCCTTTGCTGCCGCCTGTTGCGCGAGGAATTGGTCATGCACGCCTTTGTGGAGTCTAACATTTTGCACGCCCAATTTGGCTTGTTCAATTTCAGCAACCTCACCAATGTTCTGGCGAATCCAGCAATCCTCAGACGACAGATACTCTTGGCACTTCGCAGACTCCCATTGGTGATAGTCGTCAGCTTCTGGCATGAGCGAAGGAAGTTGTGCGGGCGGCGGCGTGTAAGGAGGGTCGGGCAGGCCCGCATTTCTTGCTTGCAATGCCTGTGCCGCGTGCTGAAGGTTGTAGGCATCAATCGCTGGCTGATTGTCTTGTGGCGGCTCACGCAATAGAATCTCCAACTCGCGCGTCTGCTTTTTATATGCAATTGCAGGAGTCAGCACCAAATCAGGGTTGCCGTTCAACTGCAAGAACTCCTGCCAGTTATCGGGCGACTCGAACAGTGTTTGACCAAGTGGAGACTTCGATGCCATCTCGATAATTGTTTGCAGGTTGGCACGCTTCGATGCGGTCGTCTCAGGGAAGCTCGACTCGGAAATATGCGCGTGGAACTTGCCCTTTTTCAGTCGCTCCAACTTTAGCGTGACATTCTTTCCATCGCCCGATGTCACGACAATTTCTTGTCCGTGGTCAGGATTCTCCGAAGCAAGTAGCGCGGCCTTTGTGTAGATGCCGCCGAACATCCGCTGCAAAGAAGCCCACGCCGGGCCGAGCATCCCCATCGCCTGACTTCTATCCATCGCCTGACCACTGGCCGTCTGGTCGGGCTTGGATTG